GGAACTACTGGGACTGTAACATTTCCAGTTACACCCTTTTGTAGTTGAGCCATTAATGCTAATGCTTGTTTTAACTTTTCAATCAAAGAGTCTATGCCAGTAAGCATTGAGCCATGATAGTTAAAAGGCTTTCCTATTTGTAGTAAATACTTAGATATTTCTTCATTAGACATGCCCCATTTGCCTGCAAGAGCCTTAACTTCATCATCAGTTAGGGTCATATCCTCTACTGCAAGAACAAAATCAAGGTAGCGATAAACTTCAGCGCCAGTGACATTCCACTCCTTCTTGAGTTTGTCTACTTCAGCAGTGCTAATAACACCATCTTGAATAACTTGAACAGCCTGTAGATACTTCTTGGCTTGGTCTGTAGTCATGCCCCATGTGGTGGCATATTTCTGAATTTCTTGAGGATCTAATTTATAGTCTGAAACAGCAATAAGAGAACTAATATATAGTTCTGCTTCTTCTGTTGACATTTTCCACATGAAGGCAAGTCTGCCAATTTCTTCTGCAGTTACCTTATTATCACCAGCCAAAGCCTGTAGAATATCTCTTTGCTTCTCTAATTGCTTGTTATATTCTTCTGCTGCTTTTGCTCTTGTTTGTTCAAGAAGGGTCTTAGTCTTTAATTCTTCTAATTCAAGAATCTTCTCACTTCTTGCTAAGTTCTTTTCAATGGCCTTGTTTTGAATAGTCTGATAAGTTGCTTGATCAGTAAGAAGAACACCAAACTTCTTTTCAATTCTTGCTTTTATTTCTGCTTCTTTTTTGGCTATAGCAGCAGCCTTCTTTGCATCTGCAGCAGATTTTGCTTGTAATCTTTTTAATTCTTCTTGTAGGGCTAATTCTTCTTCTGATAGTTTAATTACACTATCTTGTGTTGCCCTATAATCATTAAGAGCATCGTCCATAGACTGAGTAGCCTTATCAGCCATATAAATATCAAATGAAACTTTTTGTGCTGCATCAGACAACTTTATTTTGTCTTTACCAAATGCCCAATCCCAGGCTTTTCCAACTGCAAGAAGTGCTCCAGTAATTAAAGCAATTTGCTTAAAGTATTTACCAAGAAATGCAAATGTTGCAGTAAATGCTGCTTTAAGTCTTAATAATGAGGCGGTAAGTATATTAACACTTGTAGTTGCTCCAGCCATTGCCCTTGACATATTTGCTGTATTAACAGCAGCAGTCATGGCACTGGAGTAATATCCAATTACAGCACGAGTAAGATTTACTAATGAAATTGCCATTGCTTGTCCGCCAAGAGCATTGGCACCTTGTGCTGCAGCATTTTGCATAGCAACTGTAGTACTTACAGCAAGTTGTTTATTTGTAACCAGTAAAATGGCACCTAATGCTGTTTGTATTGCTGTCCAGCCTGCTGCTATCTTTCCAGCAATAGATAATGCAACTCCAAGTTGAATCCATCCAGCAATTCCTAATGGAAGAATATTATTTATGCCTTTAATAATATTATAAATATTTGTAAATGCTCTAACAACTTCTTTGATATTTCCTACTACGACCATCAAAGAATTTTGTAGTCTAAACTCATTTGCATTTATCCAGTTCATAATTGCAGGAATAATTGATATTGTTATATAGTCTGCTAATTGCTGGAATGCTGGTAATAGGGCTTCGCCTATTCTTTCTCTTAGTCTATCAAATTGAATGCTTAGTTTTGTCCATGGATCTGTATTGGCTGCTGCCTGTGCAGAACCCTTATAGGTAGTTTGCAAATAAACAAGGGCAGCACCTAAATCTTTATTCTTAACAATGTTTTCATCTAATGTAGGAATTAGTTTCTTGAGGGCAGTAAAATTACCCTGAGATGCTTTGGTTATTGCATCTGTAACTACTGATAAATCTTTTCCTGTGCCCGCAGCAACATCAAGGGCAACGCCTTGAACTATGGTTGCTTTATTTATATCGTTAAATGCTAAGGCTAACTTGCTAAAACTTTCTCTTAATTGGGTATCTTGAACATTTGTTAAGAGTTCTGTTTTGTCTATGTATGCTTCTACTGCAGCAATGGCCTCATCAGTAGCGCCAACAGTATTTCTTAGATTATTTGCAAGAAGTGCTTGTGACTTGGCCTCTTCTATGTAGGCTTTAACAGAGTCTTTACCTAATTTAACAGCAAATGCTGTTGCTGCTGCTGTAGCAAGACCAAATGACTTTGTTACCTTTTTACCAAAAGCATCAAATTGTTTGCCAAGTTTATTTATGTCTTTTTGAGCAGCCTTAGTGCCTTTAGCATTATATTCAGAGAGAATTCGTGCAACTACTGCGCCTGTAGCCATGTTATATTCTCTCCTTGCTTAAATTTTGTTGTAATTTATTTTGAACAATCTTAAATGCTTTTGTGACATTTTCAATAATTCTGTCTTTATTTTGGTCTACTGCTTTCCAAACTAAACGAGAAGCATTTCCTTCTTTGTTCTCAAGATTGCTTATGAAGTTACCAGTTTTATTTTGTCTACCAGCCAATTCATAAATAACACCTGCTGCTGATCTATTCTTTAATGCACCAGCAGAAGTTGTATAGTCTCTTCTTACTTTACCCTGTGCTCTTGTAGTAGATATCCCTGACTTAATAATTGATTGATCCCATGAAGGCCATCCAGCACCACCACGAGTGCGAGGATTGCGAGCAGGCTGAGTATTCCATCCACTAAGTGGTGGTTGTGCCTTGACAAAGCCTTGTGCGTCTTTTTTAGCAAGGTTGAGTTCAGAATTAATAACTTTATTAAATGTCTTTACTGCTTCTTCGTCAAATTGCTTTAATGCCTTTAGAGTATCTTTAACTCCAACTAACTCTACGGCACTTTTACTCATTTCCTGCTCGCATTCTTGGATCGCTCCTTGAGATAAATAACTATTGCTTCAAGGACACCGTTAGGTGCCTCTATTAATTCATTTGGAGATATTCCTGTCTCCACAGAGATCATTGCTATTGTATATGTTAGGCTATCTCTGTGGATTCGGAATTTGGGTCAGTGATCAACTCAACGCTTTCAAGTGTATCAAGGAAACCCTCACCAAACGGCTTTACTACTTTTCCACTGTCTCTCATGGCTCCCCATGCTAAGAAGTAGATATGTTCCAATTTCTGGTCTTCGCTAAGTAACTTAACAAAGCCTTTATTGAATTTATTTTCAAAGGCAACCAGTGTCTTTGGGCGTAGTGAATATACGCCTTCTTGTCCATCAGTTGTCTTTACTTTGATTTTTAGTCCATCCATTTTTATTGCTCCCCGCTTTAGGTAGTATATTTATATATTTGACCATAAATTGGCCATGTAACATTTACAGTTGATATTGCACCAGCCTCGCCATTTAAAGGTGTCCACTCACTGAGTGTTACTTGAAACGCATATTTAGGATTGGTTACACTAACTGCACTGCTTTTAGGTTTAATTTCACAATAGCGAATTGTTCCAATCCAAGAAGTATCTGGACTGACATTAGAATCATAGTCATTAAAGACCTGTTCCATTGTTAATGCGCTATCAAAATCTTGTAGAAACTCAAATGTAACTGAGTTATCTGCAAGACCAGGCACACGCTTTTTCGCTATGTCTGTTATTTGTGTAGTCTCAAAAAGGTCATAAGAAGTAGACAGCGTTATGCTTCTAATATGATCACTAAGATCATAAGCAGTAACGGATGTACTACTTGGCTTAAATATAACCTGAACATCTTTGAGAACTATCACTGACATGATTTATTAGGCAACTGTCTTTGTGATATCGCCTGAAATTGGCCATGTAACAGATGCAGTTGAGAGTTCTCCGACTGCTCCGTTCAATGGTGTCCACTCTGTGACAAGAGCCTGGAATGTATAAAGAGGATTGTCAGGAGCAGATGCTGCTGGTGTTGGTCTAACATTTATTGTTGGAACTGTACCAATTAGTGGGTAAATTGTTGCTTCAACTTCATTAGCAGCAAAATCCTGGTGGAACTCAAGAGTAACCGAGTTATCTTTTAGACCACCAATACGAGTTCTTGAATCTTGTCCAAACGCTGTTGTTTCAACTGCGTCTGCGGATGTTGAAAGAGTAACAGATGCAACATGATCTGAGAGATTCACGCCTGCAACTAATACTTCAACATCAGTAAGCACTATACGAGCCATTGTTATTTATCTCCTTCGTAATTTAAATTAATTTCATCTGATACCTCAAATGTTGGTTCCTCAAATACTTGAGTTTCTTCTACTTTTGGTTCAAATGTTTGTTTTGTTTTTGGTGTCTTTCCTGCTTCTTTGATATGCCCAGATACAAGAAGATGCTCAACGCTTCCTCCTGCACTAATTATATCATCTTCGGTTAGTCTTTCACCCTTGACCTTACCGCAAACTTTTTTACTGGATATTACTTCATATTCCATGATTTCTCCTTAACCCCAAACTGTTACATTATAACGATATGATAAAAATGTTATATCTCCAGAGACATATGTACCGCTTTCAGCACTTATAACTCTTAGAGTATTTACAAGTCCGCCTAATGATCTATCAGATTCTATGGCTGTCTTTATGGACTTGTTTCCTGTACCTGCCAAAAGTTCATCAAGTTTATCTTGTCCTGCTCTTTCAGATATTCTTTGAACAATCACAAAGATATCCACAGATGCCTGGTCTAAGCCTCTGGCATTGTTAATATCGTATGTGAAATCTAATTGACCTACAATTGCAGCAGGTGGAACTACAACATCTGGGATTGTGTCATAAACACGAATACCTGATATTGATTCTATATTTTTACCCAATGCATCTCTAACTTTACTTATTTGTATCATTAGTATGCAAGCCCCTTATTTCGTCTAAATGTCTTTAGTAGCATCTCAACATCTGGATCAAGTCTTGAATTAAGTCTTACTGTTCCTAATTCTACAGACCCTGCGATACCAAATGGAGATTGCTTTCTAACAAATAATCTTGCAGCCTGAATCTTGCAGGCCATTTCTACTTCGTATGGCACTTCTGGAAATCCAAATATGCCCTTAACTCTTACTGTTTGTGGGAAGAAGTAGGGAAATACATATGATCCAATTGCCAATATTCTTGTATATGGCCATCCCTTTGAAGGGTTATTTACTGGTTCATACATAACATCCAATGGTGGAGTTGTTACCTCCCAAATCTGACTATATGTCTGTTCAAAATCAACATCACATGCTAATTCTGTAACTTGAACGATATCATCTGTCTCTACATACCATGGGCTATAAGCAGTATAGTATTTTGTAGCAGGTGCTAATAGAGTACCCTCTTGGTAAAAAAATCTCTGGCAATACTCGTCAATCTGGCGTGAGGCAGTAAGAATCGCTGCTTGTAAAGCAGTATCATCAATACTATCTTCAATCTGCAAAGCATTCTTTAGGTCTGCCAGAGTAGTATACATTGTGCTGGATTGACTCATTTGCTCCTCTTCTCCAATTTAGGCAACATGGCTTTTTCTACTTTAGGTAGTGCTGTTGCTGTTTCTTTTTTCTTTTTAAGAATCTTTAATAATTTCATCTTACCTCGTTTTTAAGAAAGGCAGGTCAAGTCGGGGTTGCTTAACCTGCCCTTCCCTTAGATTACTCTAAGTATTGCAATAGATTAGTTTTCAAATATCCAATCTATGCAAATCTAACTTAGAATGTTGGTGCGATCAAGCCAGTTCCAGTTATGATGCTGGTAGCAGCAGGATAACGGCCAGCAGAGAATGCTGAGTATCCATAAACTACAGACTTAACTGTTAGGCTGCCTGCGCCTGTTGCATCAAATGACAATGCAAATGGTGCACCTGACTGCTCCCAGAGGTGTAGTTCTGGTGCAGTTACGCAGTAGATCTGATCTTCTGTACCTGCGCCAGCAGTTGTAGTAACATTGGCATCAGTAATGATTGGAAGACCCATCAATGAATAGCCTGAGTTACCATATGAAACAGCGCCTGCGCCTGTAGCAATAGAGTTCATTGGACCATTTAGAGTAGGTACAACGAGTGGACGCTTTACATCATCAACTGCTGCAAGTAGGTATGCAAGACGGCGTGGGTGCATGATCCAGTGTGTAGGATTCATGAATACGCCAGTCTGAATTTGCTGGTAAGCATCTGCCAACTTTGGATAAAGTTCAGCAACTGAAGGTGAAGCATCGTTGTAGGTGATGCTGTTTACGCCAGAAGTATTGACGATACCACGAATTTGTCCTGATGCACCAGAACCATTTAGGATTTGGTTATCAAGAGTTGTGTGCCAGGAACGGATAAGGTCCTGTACGACGAATGCATCTACGCCAGTTCCTCTTTCAATGACCTGCTTTGATAGATCTTGCTGACCTGCGATTGTACGCACATCAATAGTCAAGAGTGTATCATCAGCATCTGTCTCAGAAACTGAAGAGTTCTCAGAAGCCTGAACTGCAGTGCTTGTGCCTGTAGTCATGCGTGAGATGTTTAGTGTCATACCTGCTGCTGGAAGCACATGCTTGTTTGTAGCGAAGTCTGCTGTTGGGCGACCTGCACGAGCAAATGGTGCTGCAAGATCAACAAGGTATTGTGGAATTACAAGACCTGTAAAGTTAGAAGTAGCAACATCACGACGCTCAATGCTCTCTTCACGAGTGTGACGAGCAAGACGCTCATTTGCTGCATAGTCATTCTTGAACTGTGCATTGAAAGCATCAGCAATGAATGAATTACCTGACTCAGGTGTGTATGTGCGTGGTTCGCTTACAATCTTTGTTGTAGCGGTTGTCTTTGGCATAGCAACATCTGCTACTGCTGCACGAACTTCTGCAACCTTAGCATCAGCATCTGCTTGTGCCTTGAACTTTTCAATCTTTGAATCCAATGAGCGTGATTCCTCAACAAGGGCATCTACCTTTGCTGACTCATCATTTGTAAGGTCAGTGCGGTTCTCTGCAGCAACTGCTTCAAGAACGGCATCCATTTCAGCCTTAACAGACTCACGGCGTTCAATCAACTTGTCTAAATAAGACATTGTATTGTTCTCCTTTTATGAGTTATTTATTTATTGAGGTGGTGGCAATGGATCTCACGACGCTTACAGGGTGTGAGTTTTGCTCCGACTTCGCCCTATTATTTCTAATAGGAAATTTATAGTGTGTTTCTCTTAGCCTGTGCAAGGCGTAGAGAATATTTTCTTCCTGCTGGAAGTAATTGTGTAGAAGGAATTTCTCCAATAACCTTAGAACCTTCTCCAGGTGTATCTGTGATTAGTTGGGTAATTGAAGAATCTTGTATATCTTCCATATCTTCTTGTGTTTCAACATCTGTATATGGAGAATTTTCTTCTTCCTCTTCCTCTACATTATTTCCAAGCAATGCAGACATAACTTCTACAGCCTTCATTACATATTCATGGCCTTCTGTTAAATCTCCAAATATGCTTTCTAATACTAATAATGAGTCACCTGTTATTTCTCTGCCTTCTTTTATTTCAGCAATGGCTCTCTTTAGGGCTTCCCTCGCTTCTACAGAGGTTGCTGGATAGGCTGGATAGGTCACAATAGACACATCTCCATCTGCCAAAGATACTTCTGTAAGCATTCTTTCTGTACGATCATCGTTCCATTTCTGACGAATTACTCTAAATGCAAATGACATTTGGTCTACATCACCACGAGCAACGAGTGTATGTAGATCTCTTGCTTCTTGGGTGTCTGCTAATTCTGCTTCAAAATAAAGACCTTTTGCATCTTCATATAATCTCATTGTGCCATTCTTAGTTCTTGCTAAAGGCAATCCTTCATGATTGATTAGCAAACGAACATCTGGTGTCTCTGTGAGAGTCTTTCTGAATGCACCTGGTGCAATCTTCTCTATAAATGGTAGTGGCAAGGATGGCTCATTGAATACCGCAGCATAACCAGCCATACGCAGTGTGCCGTCTTCTGCCCTTGTCTCTATGTCCCTTACTGTAAAGGTACGGCGTTCTGTCTTTTTCATTTTGCTCCTTGCTTTACTTTCTTCATTGTTTAATGAATCAATTTGGCGTTGTGCCCAGTTTTGAGCAGCATCATCAAAGTTTGAGTTTCCACCCCAAAGTAACCATGCAACTAAACCTGGACCTGGATATTGTGAATCTCCTGGGTCACTATTCTTAGGTGCTTGGCCATCTGCTTTGTGTCTGGCGAACCATGGAGCCATTTTGCGTACTTTATTTTCAGATATACGCCCTGCTGCCATTTCTCTCGCTTCACGCTTTGTAGCATCTGTAAGACCATCTCCGCCATAACCTTCTGCAAGATAGTCCAATCCTTTTTGTGCATTTCTTCTAATAAATTGTGGAACTGTTCCTACTTCTCTTACTTCTCCAAGCGGTTCCATATCTTCTGATATTGATATTGCTACCATTTGATCTATAGCATCTTGTTTATTATCATGGCATTTGAGAGTAGTATATGAGCCATCAGACTCTTCTTTAACTACCGCCCAGTTTGCACAATCGCTTTGCTCAGAAGATATTCCGTAAGGCATTATTTAACCTCATCTCCATATACTGCTTCTGGGTCTGTAGGATCAATTAATGCTACCTGCTGCAATTGAGCAGAAGGTAATCCTGTATGTCCAAGTTCCATATCCATCATCTTGGCTACATCTTCTGGGTTATAACCAACCTGAACGAGAGCAGCGACGATTTCAGCCTTGAGTTTATCTCCAACAAGAGGTGCCTGAGATGCATCAATATTCTGCAATGGCAATCTGTATTGATCTCCAGCCTCTCCAAGTGGTGATAGGTCTTCAAATGAACGAACATCATTTAGAGATAGGAAGCCTTCTCTTAGACCCTTTGTATATGCATCAAATCTTTCAATGGTAGTACCACGAAGCAATGCATCAAGATTAAATTTAATAAATCCATCTTCTTCAGGAAGTAGAGGGCTTAGAGCCTGCTCAATTCTTTCCAATAGAGGACGAAGTGAATGTTGTACGAATGAAAGGTTCTGTGCTTCAACAGATGCATATGACATAGCACCTGATGCAGGATGACCTAATAGGCTTAGTGGGACTCTGAAAATTCTTGCGATATCTTCCACATTGAATTTTCTGCTTTCTATTAATTGGGCATCTTGAGCATTTAGAGATAGAGGCTTAAATGCTGCGCCACCAGATAGAACTGCAGTTGATCCTGACATGTACGGACCACCATTATTTTGGTTCCATTGACGCTTAATATCTGCTGCTTGCTCATCTGTTAGTTCACCTGCTACTTCAATAACACCTGCAGGATTTGCGGCATTACCAAAATATGAAGAAGCATAGGTATCAGAAGCCATAGAAATACCAACAGACATTCTGCAAGCACCAATAGGGCTTAGTCCATAGTGAGATCCTGGAAACTTCATCATAGGAATATGAACAATATCGTCTTTAGTCAAAACACGAGTAAAGTTATTTAGTTCATCTCTTAGTTTGTATACTAATGGTTCTCCTGGGAATGGTCTTTCTATCTTTACATCATTAGGGTTAAGTACATATAATTCTACTACCTCGCCCATGTCGTCTCTAACAGTTAGGACATAAGCATTTCCATGTAGATGTAGAGATGTGATTATTTGCTCAATAAACTCAAGTCTTGTTGCTTCTGGATTAGGCTTATTTACCCATTCAGGAGTACTTCCATATACCGCAGAATAAGAAATACGATTACGGCCTCTGCGTACATAAGCACCCATTGGCAAAGAAGAAACGGTATCTCCAAGAAGTCTTACACATGAATAAACAGTAGATACACGAATAGCAGACTCTGCGTCTACATAAACACCAGCATTGGCTACGCCATATAGTGGTCGTGGTGGAATAAGAGGTTCAATGTATTGGTTATTACCTTGTCTCTGTTCTCCAGATGCTTTTAATCTTTTAGATAGACTCATTTAACCTTTTCTCCTTACCATGTGCCACCAATTGCTACTCTGGCCCAGTTATTTGTTGCTGTGCAGACATAGAAATAACTTGCGTCCCATGTTATTTGTCCAGCAGTACCTGCTGATGTTTGTGTAGCAGGAGGATTGCTTACAATTTCAAAACTGTTAGCATTTACTCTTACTCTACCTGCAAGACCACCAGTATTATCAAATTGACCAAATATTAGTGGAGTTGTTGTATTTGTATTAGAAATATAAAGTCTGTCAGAGTTTGTTTCATTCTGCCCTGCTTGATATCCAATAAGAACATTTCGTGAATAAGATGTTCCATTCTGTCCTGCTTCAGTACCAAGAATAGTATTTCTTTCTCCTTGGCGAACGAACTGTGATGCTCTTCTTCCTACAACAGTGTTATTGCTGCTAACAGTATTTACCGATGCTACAGGAACTGAGAATCCTGATCCTGTACCACCCAATGCTGCTGGATTTTGTAGAGTTAATATTGCACCGCTTCTAACACCACCATCAAAGCCAGTTAGGGTTACAGATGTAACTCCACCACCAGATACAACAATTGTAGATGCTAATGCAGTCACAAAGCCATGATCTGGAACTAAGTTAACCGAAGTATAGGTTCCATCTACATAGCCAGATCCAGGAACAATAGTTCCAAGAGATGCTACTGTATTTGTAACATTTGATAGCGTTTGCTGTCCAATTGCGGTATTAAAACTACCAGTAACATTTTGAATTAATGATCCGCCACCAAGGACAGTATTTTGACCGCCAGTATGTGTTAAGTTTGCTGCTAAGTTTCCAACAGCAGTATTGGCAGTACCAGTTGTCATATATTGTAATGCTTGAGCACCTTGTGCCTGGTTATTAATACCAGTTGTTAAAGACTGAAGTGCTCTATCTCCCATACCAACATTGCCATTGCCAGTGGTACATGCTGACAGAGCAGAAAGACCAATTGCCATATTAGCGCTACCTGTTGTATTTAATTCAAGAGCACCAGAACCAATAGCCAAATTATTAATGCCAGTAGTATTTGCTTTAAGAGCATTTAAGCCAATAGCAAGTGAGTTAGAACCTGTAGTGTTAGTTTCTAAAGCAGAAGCACCAATTGCAAGATTTGATCCACCTGTTGTATTGTTGGTTAATGCAGCAGGGCCTATAGCAATATTAGCATTACCTGTTGAATTATCTTGAAGAGCAACAAGACCTATTGCAATATTACTTTGTCCACTTGTATTATTTTCTAATGCATAATTTCCTATTGCAAGATTATTAGCACCACTATTACTATTTCTTAATGCACGATAACCAATAGCAGTAATATCATCAACAGTATTACCTTCTAAAGCATAGGATCCTACTGCAGTTGTTCTATCTACAGCAGTTCCACCATTGTATGATGCTCCAGAACCAATTGCGGTATTGTTATTACCTGTCTGATTATCATCAAGAGCATAATCACCTACCGCCACATTTTCAGTACCTGTGGTATTAGCAAGCATTGATGTAGAACCAATTGCGGTATTAAACGAAGCAGTATTATTTCCTAATACATTTGCTCCTACCGCAGTAATATCAGTACCAGTAGTATTTAGTCTAAGTGCTGCAGTTCCAAGAGCAACATTGGCTGCTCCACTTGTATTGCTTTGTAATGCTTGATAGCCAACAGCAAGGTTGGTTGATCCTGTATTATTTTGTAATGCTTGATAACCAATTCCTACAATATTACTTGCTGTATTGTTCAATCCTGCTTCATATCCAACAAGAGTATTATTGTTAGAAGGGTTAGCATTTTGTCCACTTCGTGTACCTACATAAGTATTAAGAGATCCACCAGTTGCAAGTCTTCCAGCGTCATATCCTACATAAACATTTTCATTTCCAAGTTTATTTGTAGTTCCTGCTCGTCTTCCTACTGCAGTATTGCCCCCTGTTGAAGAATTAACTGTTGCAACTGGAACGCTAAATCCAGCACCAGTTAAAAGTCCTGCAGGTGCAAGTGATGGATCAATTGCTAATACTGCTCCAACTTGAATTCCATTTCCACCACTTGTAATAGTAACAGTTGTAACTATACCTCCAGAAACAACAATTGTTGCTAATGGGAAAGAAGTAAATGTGCTTGCATTTGTAGTTGGAGTCAAATTAACATTTGTATAAGTTCCATCTGTATAACCAGAACCACCTGTGATTGTTCCAAGTGTTGCTACCTCAGAACTTGAAGTTGCAAGTGCTCCGCTTCCAACTGAAGTATTATTACTTCCTGTGTTATTAAAAATTAAATTTGAATTTCCTACTGCAACATTAGAAAATCCAGTTGTATTGCTTCCAAGAGCATTTCCACCAAGAGCAGTATTTCCAGTAGCAGTTGTATTTGCTGCTAATGCATTTCTTCCTAATGCTGTATTAACATTACCTGTTGTATTAAGTCTTAAAGCATATAATCCTACTGCAGTATTTTGTGAACCTGATGTGTTATTTTCAAGTGCGCTTGTTCCAATTGCAGTTTGTTCAGAAGCAGTTGTTGCTCTTAATGCTCTATAGCCAATTGCTACTGAATTAGTTAATCCAGTTGTAGTATTTTGTGCGGCTTCATAGCCTACAATAGTATTAGAAGCACCTGTAGTTATGCTTCTTCCAGATCTAATACCAATTGCAGTATTTGGAGTGCCTGAAGTAAGACTAAAAAGTGACTGACCTCCAATACCCAAATTTTCTCCAGCAGTAGCAAATCTTAATGCCTGATTTCCAATAGCAAGGTTATCTGATGCTGTGGTCTGAGTTGCTAATGAACCATTGCCAATACCAATATTGTTGCTACCTGTTGTATTATTTTCAAGAGCAGCAGCACCAATTGCTGTGTTGGACATACCTGTTGTATTATCCATTAAGGTAAAATTACCAATACCAACATTTTCTTGACTTGATGTACCAAATCTCATAGAATCAGCACCAATAGCAATGTTATTTCTACCGTCAGTTAATGATTCTAATGCACGAGATCCAATAGCAAAGTTTTGATCACCAGTAGTAATTGCACTAAGATTGTTTACTGAACCAATAGCAATATTTCCAAATGGTGTTCTATTTGCACCCTGGCGAATTACAATACCGTTACCTGCACCAGTTGATTCTACAGTTAAATATGATTCAATTGCTGGATTGCCAGCATTCATTACAAATGTACTTCCAGTTCCAGTTTGTTGGAATACGGAAGATGTTCCTGATACTGATCTAATTGGTCCAGCAGTTAAATCTCCACCAGTTCCAGCAGGTCCTGTCGCTCCTGTAGCACCAGTTGCACCAGTTGCACCTGTAGCACCAGTAGGTCCTGTGGAACCTTGATATGTAATTAGGAATGCAGTTACAATTACAGATGGAATTGCAGGGCTATTTGTTCCTGCTGGAATTGCCTGTAATGAAATTGCTGTATCTGTTGTTTCCCAGAATATTTCATAATAATCTCCAGCAGTAGCCTGGTCAATAATAAAAACTGTTCCAATTAATGCTCCATCTACGCCACCATGCCTGTTAGGTACGCTGAATCTGCTATCAGAATCAGCAATATTTGTGCCATTCTTTTTGAACCAAACATTTACATCATGAATCTGTGTATCGCTATTAATAAATTGAAGCGAGAATCCAATATTATAATTTCCACTTGTATTGACTGTTATTTGAGAACCGCTAACAGAAATATTGTTGCCTATTGCATTTGTATATGAAACTGCGTAAGCGGTATTTGCTGCTGCCGCCGTTTGATCAGAAGATGACCATGCATTTACATAAGCAGCATTTACTCCACCTAATCCTGTAGCACCTGATGGGCCAGTTGCTCCTGTAGGTCCAGTTGCTCCTGTAGGTCCAGTTGCTCCTGTAGGTCCTGTAACACCTGTAGGGCCAGTGTCTCCAGTAACTCCAGTAGGACCAGTATCTCCAGTAACGCCTGTAGGACCAGTCACACCAGTTGGGCCTGTGTCTCCAGTAACGCCTGTAGGTCCTGTTGCACCAGTAACTCCTATAGGTCCAGTTGCGCCAGTTGCTCCTGTTGCGCCTGTAGGACCAGTAACTCCTATAGGTCCTGTTGGTCCAGTAACTCCAGTGACACCTGTAGGTCCAGTTGGACCAGTATCTCCAGTGACACCAGTAGCACCTGTAGGACCAGTAGATCCTGTAGGGCCAACATTACCTGTTACACCTGTAGGTCCAGTAGCGCCAGTTGGTCCTGTTGAACCAGTTGCACCTGTAGGACCTGTAACACCAGTTGCACCAGTAGGGCCAGTCGGACCAGTACTTCCTGTTGGACCAATTGGGCCTACAATAGTTGTAACTGTAACAACATTGTTTACTTCGTCAACTGTAACTGTGTTATTTAGGTCTGTAACATAAACATTAGACATTCTTAGTTACCTCAGATCTTACTGTTGCTGAACCCATCATTAATCTGGTAACAACTCCAGCATTGGTTAATTCTAAGTCATAAACATAAATACCGCCCTCAATTGCAAGCATCTGTGCAGTTGTGGCGGTTAATTCAAGAGTTCCTGTCAAAGGAGTAATAACAATTCCTTGTCCTCCAGTAGCAAGAGTCAAAACGGCAGTAGTAGAATCAAACTTCTTACGCAATTGCATTCTGGCAGTGTAACCAGTTAGATTAATTGGATTACCATTGCTATCTTCATAGACGACAGTGAGGGTCCACTGAGCGCCTTGATCCATAGTGATATTATATGTACCTGCTGTAGCCATTTTACTCCTTCTCCACAAGCCAGACGAGAAATACGCCAAGGCCAATGAATGCTGCTGCTTTATCAACTAAATAAATTCCATATGTGGCAAGACCTACGCCAGTTATCTCTGTGAGCACTGACCAATCTATCTTAGGCTTTTTCATTATTCTCCTTATACGAAATGTATTCTTGGTACTACAGGCTTTGGCTTGGGTGCCATTGCTCTGTCAAAACTAAATATTGCTGCAACTGCAGCGTCAATCTTACGCTTGGCATTTGCTTTAGCAATCATAAGTCCTCTTGATGAAGTCTTTGTAACAGCATTACTTATATGTTTATTTAATCTGGGGTCCCCATCATGAGTGAAAGATCCATTAACTACCGCTTCATAAAAGCGTTGAGTTGCTGGAACCATACGCTCTGCAGAGTTTGGATAAGAAATAACTGGAAGTCCTTGTTCTTCAAGAACCATAAAAGTTCTTTGCCATCTTGCAGGATCAAATACGACTTCTGCTACTTGGATTCCTTTATTTCTACACCACTCAACAATAGTTGCTTCTACTTCTGCGACATTTACATGCCAATCAGGTGGAGCATCTACTTCTGGTAATTCCCACATTCCAATTACTTTTAGATGTGGCTTTTCGCTTCCTAAGAACCATCCTACTATAGCAGTTGAGTCATTAGAAAACGCACCATCAAAGCCAATTATACACGATTCACCAGGAATAACCTGTCTATTTTTTAGTTCTAAAGCGTCCCACATATCTGACTTTATCCACGCTTCTCCAACAGAAGTCCATAGATTTAGACGCTTTGTTTTAAATTCATTTTCTGGTGTCAACAGGGCTGCTGACTGCATATCCTCAATAGATAGAATATCTCCCATAGAAGGATTTGCTAATATCCAGTTTTCAGTATCTTTATAATTGAGTTTTTCATCACCTTGATACCATGCAAAAAAGAAGGAAGGATCTTCAACTTCTCCTTTTGCTATCTGAACGCCTCTATTATACATAGAATAGCAAACAGAATCCTTACCATTTGAGTCATATTTAGTACCTGCCGTAGTAATTGCTACAAGCATAGGTTCTTCACGAGCACCCATAGATAGAGATAATACATCATATAACTCTCTATTTGGCTGTGCATGTAACTCATCAATTACAATAAATGTAGAGTTAAGACCTTCTTTTGTATATGCATCAGATGACAAAGCCCTATAAACAGAACCAGTCAAAGGGTTGTAGATAGTATTTTGATAAACTTCTAATATCTCTTTTAACTCTGGTTCAAGTTCAATCATCTTCTTTACCGTTTTGAAAATGATACGAGCCTGTTCCTTATCAGCAGCAGCAGAATAAATCTGACCACCGTTAACACCCAAAACTAATTGCTCTAAAACAAGAGAAGCAATTAAGGCTGACTTTCCGTTTTTCCTGGCGATACCAATTAAGGCACGACGATGTTTTAGAAGTCCATCTTCTCTTTCTGCATATAAATGCACGAGAAGTTCTTTTTGCCAGGGGCGTAGTATGAACTTATCACCAGTCTTACCAGCAACAGAATCTTCTGTCAAACGGCAAAGTGTTTCAATAAAATCTATAGCATCATAGCCACGACTATTTGCTAACTCAGTTTCTGAAACAGGAGATAAGTATGTAGGTGGCCACATCTTACGCCCAATTTAATGCTAAGGACAACCTGCTCTTTTCAAAATCTATTTCAACGATTTCTACTTGAACTTTTTGTCCTATCGTAAACATCTCAGGAGTAAAGTTCTCCACTTTAGATTTGTGAATTAATCCAGCGAGTAGTCCAATTTGAACAAATGCGCCGTAATCAGCAACACCTGAAATGACTCCATTGTGTATTTGGCCTACAGCGAGTTTGGCAAATTCAATATTCTTGTCTTCTTTGATAGCCTGCTCTAAGAGGGCACGACGAGAAAGAACGATATTCTTTTTCTCTCTATCAAACTGAAGAATTAAAAACTCAAGTTCTTGGCCAATGTAGCCAGACATATTGTCAACTCTATTCAAGTCAATAAGTGATCCTGGCAAAAAGGCTCTGGTTCCAATGTCAACAATTAAGCCACCTTTGATTTCTTTGGTGACAATGCCAATGATTGGTTGTGATATTTCATAGTAGTTTTGAAGTTGATCCCAGAAAGCCTGCATCTGTCCTTCTTTGAGAGACAAGATGTATTGGTCTTCTTCAACATTCTTTCCTATTACCTGTGCTTCTACGGTTTCGCCAACAGAGACTACATCGTATACTGTGGCACCCTTTTGAGCGACTATTTCCGACTTCGGAATAAAGCCCTCAGTCTTGTGCCCAATATCTACGAGTACTCCGTCTGTACTCATTTGCACGATTGTGCCTGATACCAATTGGCCTTTTGTGTAATGTTTCATAGAAGCATCAATTGCTTCCAGAAACTCCTGTGTTGTCATTTGTGTCATTGTTTGTATCATCCCGATTTTCTATTATTACCGCTTCAACTATTTCAGTCTTCTTGCGATTTTCTCTTCTCTCCAATAATTTGTCTATTGAAGTTGCTGCTCTGACCTCTGCTACACCAAGACGAGATCTTGATATAGGGTCAAATCCTAATGAAGTTAGCGCATCTGTGTACGCCTTGTTGATAGCCACATAAGCCTTTGCGTCTGCTGGTTCTGTTGTAGCCATATATCTATTTCGTGCTGCTTCCGTTGCATCAGCCAAACGAGCAGCATTCTCAACTGCATCAATATCGCTCTGTGCAGATAACCAAGTTACAGCAACAGACCAAGCACGATCCCAAAACTTTTTTCCTGCCTCGCCAATTTTCTCAGGAGCAGGTGGAATTTCTTTTATCATGGGCAAATGCGTAATGTTATTTAAATCTGGTAATGGTCTTTGGCCAGGATTGCCCAACAAACGCTTAAGTTCATTTGGCTTTGGCGGTCTACCCGCAGTTGGTTGGCTCATTTTTTTCCTTATGTCTGTTTTGCACTAATTATCTATTTTATCATAAATCTCATAATATCGCAGAAGAATGTAGAAAGG